TGTGGTCTTATAGAATGTCTCAAACGTCGCGCGCTCTGTGCCCGTCAACAGCATCGTGCCCGATAGAAAGCGGGATGTCGCGGTGAACCGCTTGCGCTGCTTATAGGGGCCGGTTTCGGTCTGCGATCGGATGAACCCTTGCTGCCGGGTGTCCTGCACGCCGACTTCAAAATATTGCGGAAGTGATCCCGGCCACGTTGGCATGGTCTAGCCCCTCTGCTGCAAGCGGTTGCCCAGCCCGAACGTCGTTCGGATGGCGCGATAGCTAGGCCCGCCAGAAGTGATGTCCTGCGCGATGGCGCGGCCAATCTCCACGACGAGGTTCCCCGCGCTGTCAGATGACGCCGTGGCCTCCTGCCCGCTGTAATTGTTGATGACGACGTTCGGCGCGCTGTTGCCGTTCGCTGCCGACACGCCCAGTTTTCCATCCGCGCCGCGCGCCAGCGGCATGATCGCCTCCGGCCCTGCTTCACCCATCAGCCCGATGCCGTTTGCGAACGGGAAGATTGTAGGCCCGCTGACGACGCCGCCGTTTGCAAATGGTGTGACGCCCGCGCTGTTAAATACATTGCCCTTCTCTGAGAAGATCCCCGCGATCCCCGCCGCAATAGGCTTAGAGAACTGTTGCGCGAATAGATCCTGCGCGACTTGTGCAAGCACGTTTGAAGCAAAGTCGAGCAACGCCTCTCCGAGCGTTTTCGTCCCATCTAATACCGAAGCGAACGCGCTGTTGAGCTCGTTCTCGATCGTGCCTGCAACGCCTTCAACCAGTTTCGTGAACGGGTCAAATTTTGAGTTCAGATCCTCAAGAGCGCGGGTGTAGGTCTCGCTGCTAATTGCGCCAATTCGGTAAAGGGTTTCTATTTTATCCTGTTCAACTGCAAACTTTTCAGCCTCCGTCCGGGTGCTTTCGTAGAGCCGTTTGGCTTCATTTTCGACGTCACTGATCGTCTTCGCGCCGCCCTTCATCGTTTCGTTCAGCTTGGCGGTCGCGTCGGCTGTCTCTAATTTAAGTCGCGCCGCTTCTTTCTCGTCGGCAATGATCTGCGCTTGTAGCGCCGCTCCTACCGCGCGCAGTGGCGCGTCCTGAGCCCCAAGCAGCGCACCCGACGAACGACTAAATTGCGCCGCCGCAAGGGCTCCCGCCTCTCCGACTGGGTCTCCAACGAACTTTTGCCTGATTTCGGCGTCTTGTCGCGCAGCAGCAGCACTGGCAGCCATCGAAATCGCATTCGACGCTGCGCGGCCCATCTCATCTGCTAGGGCGGTGGCGTTAGATATCGCCGCGCTGATATTGCCCGCCGCCGCCGCAGTCCCGTCAGCCAGATCTAAACTGGCAAGCGCACCAGCGATCATCTGCGCAGTAAGTTCGCGCTGCACCTTCGTCATGTTTTCCGTGCCACCGGTGATCTCAAGCATCAGCCGTTTGACTTCAGCAAGTGCAACCACCTGTTCGTCGACAGTCAGCGCGGTTTGCAGATCTGCGAGAGCGGCAGAGAACGTGATCGCTTCTTCTTGCGTCGCGCCCAGCGCCTCTTTGACGCTTTCAATTCCCTTCCGGTATCCAGCCAACTGATCAATCTGAACTTGTAAGCTCCCGATACTGTTAGAGAGCATACCAGCCTGCTCGCCGCTGGCTGTCTCTGCTTGCTTCTGAAGCTCCGCCATCTGCGCCCGCAGGGCTTCGACTTTTTCCCCCGTGGCGATTAGTTGTTCACCGGTCTGGCCTTCAAAATCACCAAATGCGCTGACAAGCGCTTCAGAAGACGCCGCGAGCGCGTCTAGTGCGTCCAGCTTGGCAAGTTCTTGGTTGATCTGTAGAAGCTCGCGCGCCTTGCCTGATGCTGCGCCATATTGTGCAATTAGCTTATCGGTTGGCGAAGCAGCGGCGGCGGATGCTGAAGCATAGGCGTCAACAGCATCAGTGAGGTCATCCATCGCCTTAGTGAGCGCCTCAGCGCCGTCCGCAGCGCCGAGAATAGAAGGCGCGAAGGTCAGAAGCGCACCGACTGCAACGCCGATGACTGCGCCGAGCGGCCCGAACCCGCCCAGCATTTGCGGGAGTTGCTGACCGAGAGCGCGGGATGCTGGAACGCCCATCTCCATCTGAACGATAAGGTCAGAAAGCTGAAAGCTGGTGTTTTGGATGCGAGACGAGTTGTTGTTAAACGCAGCACCGATGCGATCCATCGCGCCCGGGAGCGGGCGCGCCGTTGCTGCGATTTTAGACTGCGCGGCGGATGTCGCGTTGAGTTGGTTTTCTAGGGTGTCGGCTGCGGTCGCTGCGCCTTTGGCCGCAGTCGTGAATTGGCCCAGTTGCTGCGCAGATTGCGCCGCGCCCTTGGTCTGAACTTCGACGCCAAGCGTCGCAAGATTGGTCGTCATTTCTTCGCCCTCTCTGCGTGCCACAAGCCATCGAGTTCTGAGATCGCGTCGACCTCTAGGGGCGTGAAGATCCGCCCTGTGAGTTTACTATACGCTAACACCTCCGAAAATGCTATGGGCGCGTCGGCCTGCCGAGACCGATGCAGGCGGAGGAACACAGACCAGAACTCGCCCATTGTTGGCGGCAGGGGCGTGATGTCCAGTTCGTGCGGGCGAATCCCCGTCGCCTTCTCGACCTGTTCGTAATGCTCGCGCAGCGAGATGCCGTCTTTATCCCGTTGTGCGAGCCGAAAGACCCCCTCAGCGTGCTTTATTAGCTCGCCGAGGGCTCCTCGAAAAAATTGGCGCGGATCGACGCCGCCGTGAAGATGTCATCGCGCAGCCACGACGGAAACTTAGCATAGACCTCCGGGGCGTCTTCCACGCGCGGGCGATCTTTGCCTGCGGTGATGTCCCAGCGCGCCGTGATCCGCCCGAGGAACGCGACCAGCTTTTGCGTTTGGTCTTCGATCCCGAGGCGCGCCACTTCTGCCAGCGCGTTGCGGTATTGCGGCGTGTCCGCGCCATAGATCTCGATCCATTGCGGCGACCCGTCTTTGTTCAAGACGGGCTCCTTTTTGATCGGGTGCAAAACCGCGTAGGTGTAGGTTTCGCGAAGCGTGAGGTCGTAGAGATCCATCAGTTTCCCTTTATGATGTCGTGCGGGTGATGCGCAGCTGCGTGCCCGTCGAACTGTCGCGCAGCGCAACGAACGGGATGGTGATCAGGCGCGATGTTGGGCCGGCAACAGGAACAGCCGCGCCGTTGATCTTGATGCGCGGCATCAGCAGCGTGTAGTTTAGCCCGGCCACGCGGTCGTCCAGCACGATCGAAAGCGAACTTTCCGTTTCATCCAAAAACTTATCAATCAGCGCTTTGTCCTGATAATAAACAGTCATCGTGCCTTCTAGGTTCGACATCCCAAATTCCATTTGAGGGGTGGTCGTCGATCCGAGCGCGAATGCGGGGTTCAAGTTGTTGTTGAGCGTGAAATCGATTGAATTGACGTAGGCAATGGTGGATCCGCCTTCGCTGATCGCGCCAGAAAAACTGTCGAATGGTTCGTTGCCGGAGGCTGCGGTCAAGCTCGCATCGAGCGGGCTTGTGCCCTGCGTCATGTTTTTGCCGATGATCCCGAATGTCGCTGTCGTCATCTGGTTAGGCGCGATCGAGATCTGCATCGTGTTGACCATGCAGCCAGTGAAGCCGCGGTATTGCGTGATGTCCAGCGCGCCATCTTCGATCGTAAACGACTTCACAGTCGTTCCGGTGTTCAGCACATTGGTCGAAAACGCGCCAAACATCACGCCTTCAAGCAGCCAATCATAATCAGCCGGGCGCATCTCGACGACAATATCGCCAGCGACAGTGCGCTGCCCGTGGCGATCAACGCGTGGCATACGATCCGGCGTGATCTCTGCCGACTGCACGCGCGTCTTCGACAGATCGATGGAATGCGTGTTAAATGGGATTGCCGCCATCGCGGGCGTCGCGGGCGTCGTGCCGTAAGTGCTTTCCGCCACATAGGCGAGCTGTGTTCTAGAACCCTGTGCAAATGGCATTTGTGCGCCCTCCTTTTATGAGCTGGTGTAGGTATACCATGAAATCGAGACAGTGACGATATACCACGGCGTATCGAGCACGGCGACGCCGCGCTCTGCGTAATTGAACCGCACAGTAACGCCGCCTGATGTCAATCCGGTGTCGACTGTGAACGATGCGCGAATAGCGTCTGCCAGCGCGTCAGCGGCGGCTGGGCCTGCGCCTTCTGGCAAGTGCGCGGTGACAAGGAAGCTGCCATCGTGCCGGATCTGCGGGCTGGGCCCGCGCACGGCTGGGCGGCTCGTCACTGGCACAAGCGCCATGCGAACCCATGCGGTGTTGGTCGTTGGGGTGAACCGCACGTTTTCCCATGCGCGATTGCTCGATGATGGGATCCCCGAAACATTGGCGATCTGCTGCTCAAGCGCCGCGCGGATGTCCTGCATCACTGTCATGGGATCCCCGTCGCTTTGATGTTGCGGATCTCAACCACGACGTCTGCGGCGATTGCGGAGGCGCGCGCGAGCACCTTTGCAAGGAACTGGGTGCGCGCCTCGACGAAGATCGCATAGTTCGCGCCGTTCAACAGATAGAGCGACCCGTCAAGGCTTGCCAGCGCGCCCGCTTGCCCAGAGAGGCGCGCCATCGTCAACGTCGCGATCTTGTTGGTTGTGATTTCGGTGTCGGCTGTGCCCGGGGCTGCGGTCAGCGTTGGCGACAAAAACCATGACGCCCTGAGCCTGCCCGTGACCACCTTAGTATTTTCGACGACTTCTCTGGAGAGCCTGCCGACGAACTCGTTGCGCGCTTGCGCGACTGTCGCCCCTGCATCAGCGGCGAGCTTGTCGAGGTCGACTGTGATTTGCTGGAGGATCTGCCCCTGCGCCATCATTCCCTCGCTTGGCAGATATAGGCGAGGATCGACGCGCCGCTCTTAATCGTCTGGACGGAGACGACCCGCACCGCATCGCCTTCGCCGCGCAGTTCGTCATCGATCTGCGGGGTTTTAGTCAGCGCCGTGCCGTTGTAGGTCGCGGCGATGACTGCCTTGCGGTCGCCACGCTGCACAAGCGTGCCGTCGATGTCACGCGAATTATAGTTGAGGAAGACGACGCGCGCCGTTTCGTCAGCGTTAGATCCGCCCGTGACAGCGCCGGTTGACGGGCTGTAGGATCCGCCGTTGTTCGGGCGGCGAAACGTCAGATTGTAGCCGTGCTCCCGGAGGAGCGCGACGACATCCCGTTGCATCTCCGCCCCGGTTGCCATTGCGTTTAATCCTCATCAAGCATTGGGTCGAAGCGCGGCGGATTGCTGAACTGATCGACCCGGAACGCCGAGGGGACGCGATCGGTGTCGGTCTCGACGCCCTCCATCTCGCTGATCGACATCCCGCCAGCCACCGGCACGCCCAGCCCGACAGATCCCAACCGCTTGCCCTCTTTGATGAGGCGAACGGCGAGCTCTGCATATTGCGTCGCGCGCTGGGAGTAGGAAGACGAAACGCTTTCAATGCTGGTGTCCACCAGCCGCGCATATTTGCCCGAAAGCGCGCGGCAGATGAGCGCGCTCGCGTTGTAAATGTCATCAGCGGCCTGAGAGATCGCGAAGGCGATCTCTTCGTCGCTGACTTGCTGATCGGTCGTGTCGGTGTCGCCTACGAGGAGGCGCACGGCATCCCGCCGCGTTGTTGCGCTCGTTGTGCCGGGCGCTCCCCCGTAAGTCCACGTCATTAGACCACCTTTTTAGCTCGCGTCGGTTTAACCGGCGCGGGATCTGGGACATCTTCGGCGATCTCTTCGCCGAGGCCGTTTTCGCTTAGGTCGACTTCAAGGTTTCCGGGCGCATAATGGCGAACCTTACCCGCCCGGAATAGGAGCGCGACCTTCTCTGCGGCAATGCCAAGGGCTTGCCAATCGAACGCTGCGCCGCGATTGAACCGACGCCCGTGAGCGGTGAACGCGCGAAACGCGAACAGCGGATCCGACTTCTGGAAAGATCGTTGCTCTAGCTTGATCATGCGACGATCGCGTCCCAGAAGTAGCCCAGCGCCGAGGACACCAGCTTGTGGTCGTAGTGTGCGCGAGCGCGGACCACGTCAGTGTCTTCTTCATCGCGGCGCTTGGTGTCGACCACGAAGCCGAACTCGTTCGTGCCGCCCAGATAGCCGGCCCACGAGAACGTGTAGCCTGCTGCGGGCGTCATGATGCCGGGCGATGGTGGGCGATAAGTCAGCAAGCACTTCTTGCCCAGAATGAACGAGTGAGCTGCGGTGTCGCCCTCTGCTGCGGTGTTCTGAATTGCTTCGCCGACCATGACCTCATCGACTTCGAAGATCTGCGCAAGCAAGTTCAGGGAAGCGATCGAGGGCTGCGATGTGGTCGCGCCGCCGTTGATCCGGCCCTGAATGTCTGGGTGATCGATCAGCGCCGAGTAAACCTGACGGCCCATCGCCATCACGTTTGGCTTGATGCCGGTCGAGCCGAGGATAAAGTCGATCCCGGTGCGCACGTTGCCGATAGGGTCGCCGTTGGTCGTGTCCGACCATTTGATGACCTGATC